TTAGGGATTAGTTGAATAAATGGAGTGGAGCCGGTAGGCGTAACGGAGGAAAATGGGTTATATAATGTACCTGCTCAAGGTTCTCACGAACCCAAGCTGTCAAGGTAGCAGGTTCTCGAAACTCGGATCTTGTTCTTCCAGAGTACTCGGTCTCGTCTCTTCCGTACATCCATTCAGCAGCGTATAGAACCTTTTCAAGGTTGATGACGTAATCTCTTGCATAGCGCGCTCGCACAAGAGAAAGAAATTCTTCTTTGTTAGTTGCGGTCTCCAGAATCTCTCCCCATCCATTGCCGCTAGGTTCAACTCCGTCTCCAAGTCCGTCTGAAACCAGCGGGCTAGCGTCTTCCTTGCGGCAGTAGGCAATGACGTGCTTGGCGTTTCTTGGTCTCTGAATGTTAGGATGGTGTCCGTCCAGGTCAAAGGCGCGTTCGCTAGCGAAGCGTCTTCTCTTTCCAAAGTGCGCATAAGCGTGTAGGTGAGGCGTCCCATCATCGTGCAGCTCACGTGCAACGATATATTTGGCGTCAGGCTCCAACTGTAGGATGAAATCTCGTAGTTGTTCTCGCTCAAGAGTGCATCGCGGATAGGTGAGGAAAACGTGAACGCCATCGAAGTGGAAGTTGGCAGAGGGCATAATATTACCCCTCTGCCACCCGCCACCCGCCACCCTTATATAAGCGGGCTGCGCAATCGAAATATTTTTCGATGGCTTCTTCTCTCGGACAAGTTGCAATCGGACTTGGTGCTGCTGCAATAGCATATCCAATCACACGTCAGTGGGATAAATACGTTGACCGTAAGAGGAAATACGACGAGGCTATCGACCTTTCATTCGACAGCAATAAACGACAAAGATTAATCAGAATGCCGTACAGACGTAGAACCAGATTTAAACGACGTCGCACATTCCGTAAGCGTCGTACATTTCGCAAGAGAACTCCATTCCGTCGCCGCAGATTTACAAAAGCGGTTAAACGAGTTATTCTCAGAACTGCGGATGCACAGAAAGTCGACAACCCATCAGCAGCTTCAACAACTTTCGCAGAAGCTGATGGTACTTCGCGTGTAACGTATATTCGGAATCTCTTGGCATCGTTGCCAGAACATGGAAACCAGAAAGATCAGATGAGTGGAAATTCTATTTGGGTCAAAGGAGTCACTTTCCGAGGCCAGGTCGGACTATCACAAGCGTCTGCGTCGCATAATGGTGCGATCATGCGCGTTACGATGGTTTGGTCTCCCGATCAATGTGTGGTCGGTACTGATATGCTTGGGACTGGATTCCTCCAACTGAATTCCGGAACAACTGCTATTCTTACGAACACCGCTGGTGCTACTATCACTACTCCGAATGTCATGCCTATTCTATTCGAAAGTACTGGAACGCTTGGATATGTTGGTCTTGGTTATGCCGTACCTTTCAACACCGCACGTCATAAGATAATGAAGTCGTATACTGTCATGATTAATCCCGGAGGCTTCGTCGACAATGCGGAAACGAACACCACTTTGCCTACACCGTTCAAACTGTGGTTCCCTATCAACAAGAAGATTGTTTATGATGATCCCCTTGAAGGAACACTTACTTCCCCGACACGCTCTAAATATGGAACGTACTATCTCGTATTGCAGTTTATATCCGATACCAACACAACCACAACTGGAGCCGTATGTGAAATGGATTATCGTGTTAGTACATACTATAAGGACCCTTAGTTTATTCATATAAAGGACCTGTTAGCTCATATATCAGACAATTAGCTCTGACCCATTCCAATTGAGTTCTGGAAATAGTTCTACTAAAATCTCCGTCTGCGTTGCATATCCAGATCCAAGGCTTGCCGTTACGAACTCTTCGCTTCTTTCGGTACTTGTCTGTGAGGATTCCCTCCTTCTGTGCTCCGAGGAAGAACTTCCAAGAAGTGGGCAAGCTGACGAAATCGTCCATGATCCCGTAAGCGAAATCGTCGCTCCATCCTTGTAGGTCAAAGAAGTTGGCAAAGTAGATGTGTTTCTTGGCAATGGCCTTGCCAAGAGATCTCGCCCACTCAGTCTTCCCGGTCCTAGAGTCTCCAATAAGAATAAGCGAGCGCGGTCGCTCCACTTCCTGAAAAACTTGGTAGTCTTGATTAGGGATTAGTTGAATAAATGGAGTGGAGCCGGTAGGCGTAACGGAGGAAAATGGGTTATATAATGTACCTGCTCAAGGTTCTCACGAACCCAAGCTGTCAAGGTAGCAGGTTCTCGAAA